CGTGACGTTGCCAGCAGAGCCGCCAGCGTTTGCCATCGTCTCGACCTCACTCAACAGCGGCCACTCAGCGATGAACTCCCAGCTCTCCCCATCCTCTGCGAATGGCAACAAGTCCTCACTGACGATCCGAGTCTCAGCGAGCGTCGGGATGGTCGAGGTCTCGTCGTAATAGAAGAACGCCTCTTGTATTCCGTTCTCGACTGGCGTGTTCGGATCGAGGAACAGCGTCTGAGAGTTCTCACGCCTGAACAGGTTGTCGAGTGTGCCGACCCAATCGGGGTGACCCTGTATGACTTGGATCAATTGCCATCCGTCGTTCGGATCGATGCCGCCGGGGTTCAACAGGTAGTCGGACATCCGACCGACATTCCCGCTCGTGTCGGTTGCTCTGATCATGAACTTGCCGGGACGATAGAAGTCGAAAGCCTCGAGCGTGTCCCACTCCACGACCGCAACGACCTGAGAGTCCTCCCAATCGCCGCCAGTGCGCGATGAGTACCTGATCTCGTAATAGTCCACATCGGGAGCTTCTGACGCTGACCATGTGATTGTGACGCGATCAGGGTCTAGCGGATCGATCCTGACAATGAAGTCGTCAGGAGCTGGCGGACCCTCGGTGTCATAGATGAGTTGCCAATCAAGTACGGCGCGACCGGAGCCAGAGACAATCCCATCGACGAGACCGTCAATGATGAACTGCCCCTGATGGTATAGATCGCCCTGCGGGATATGATCAACGTCGCCAGTGAAGGATGTATCTGTTCCCTCATACAGAATGATCGGGTCTTTCTTGGGTATCGTGACTCGGTTGAAGTACGGCTTCGGCTGACGGGGATACAGCGTGAGCCTGTATGAAGTGATGTCTCCTGCGGCGCTACCAACTGCCGTCCAAGTGAAGTCGACCTGAGACTTCGGATAGCGATCGACATAGTAGATCGACTGCGTGTAACTGCCCTCGATGCTGTAGTCCAGCTCAGAAGAGCTTGTCCTATTCCACGGCCCGACATAGCCCCACTTGTCCGTCGCTCTGATCCAGTACGCGCCCGTCACCCTGTTACCAGTGAGGTCGAGTGTCTCAGTGTTCGGGGGAACGAAGTCGATGAACTGTGCGTCGAGAATGTTCTGACTGTTCGGGTCGGGATCGTGCTTGATGTCGTACTCGACGATCAGGTTGTACGGATCGTAAAGATCCTTCCACTCAAGGTGAGGATCGTCGCCACCGAACCAGTCGAACGGCTCAACCAGACCGGGCGCGGGAGCGCCGTTGATGAGTCCGTCGTACACCGCCATCTCGCTGTCATTGCCGCTGGTGTCAGTGCAAATTATTCCAAACGATTCGCCCCAGACGTCCATGCTGAACGGGAACGTCGCGTACTCGTCATACGGTCCCGCCTTGCCGACCTCCTCCCACTCGAGGTTGTCGCCTTCTGTCCGCTTGCGATACAGCGTGTACCCGCCGATGTCCGGTGCGTCCGGATACTTCCAGAAGAACTTTGTCCAACCCGGCTCGACGACCACGAAGAACGGTTGAGGTTCTGGCGGAGGGATGCGGTCGATCGACTGGCTGACGAATACGCCTGCGCCCTGTCCGTCGTACCCGAGCTGAGTGATCGGCGTGACCGTGTAGATGCCCGGACCAAACTCGTTGGTATTCGATTGATACTTATGCTCGAACTCTCGCTTCTCTGCGGTGAGCATTGCGACATCGATGTTCGTTGACTGCCCTGCCTGCGTGAACGTAACGCGCCACCCTGAGAGCTGTGCGTCTGCCGTCAGCAAGTCCCACGTCAGCGCCGACACTGAGATCGGCTGACGGTTGATGTACTCGAGATATGAGTACCCATCGAGGTCGACCGTTCTGGCGTTGCCGCCGTTGTTCGGATTCTGGGGATCACCATCACCGCCCGGAGTCCACTCGGGGAAAGCACCCTCGTCGGTTTTGTATACCCGCTCGTCGTATGGCACGAGCGACAACTCAGCAGAGAAGTCAGGCAACGGACGGATCGAGTTCACGATGTACTTCTTCGTCACCAGATTCTTCTCACCGATAACGATGAAACCTTGACCGGTGAGCGGAGCAGTGAACCGCTCGTCGAGCTGTACGGTGCGCCCGATGATCGATACGACTCGGCCCTGCTTTACACCGTCGTCGCTTTTGATCGTGTAATGCGGATCGTTGTAAGCGTTTGGCTCCTCACTGATGACGATCGTGTCCGCCGATACTTGGTCAACGATAAGATGCGAGCCGCCTCCGAGCGCCGCAACATCGGTCGCCACTTCCACCACATCGCCACGCTGTACAACGAGCGACTCAGCCGCCACGCTGAGAGTGAATGTTTCCTGACGCAAGACCATCTGACCAAGGTTGTACATTCCGTACTGCGCGGCGAAGTGCCAGTTGGTGCAACCGAATGTCTTCAGGTCTTCGAAGTCTGTGGCGTTCGTGATGTCGTAGCCCGGACGGTATATCGTGACCTCGCCCTTCTGGTAACCGAGATCGGGGGAAACGAATTCAACATTCAGTCCGTGAGGTATCTTCGGGAAGATCCTTTCACCCTTGAAGTTCCACGAGTTCGCAGGAGTGAAGACCTGACGAACCTGTTCGCCTCGATCAACGTCCTGCATGATCTGGATCAATCCGTTCTGTCCCATGATCAACTGTGCGCGACACATGGCGAGGATGTTCTGAACTGTCTCAATCACCGGAGCTTGTGCGGCGAGTACGATGTCCGTCGTGTACCGGAACCGCTCTACCGTCTCGCCCTTGTACTCGTACTCAACCTTCTGGCTACAAACCCCGGCGAATTGTCGGAACGATGCGAGGTCGAGCTGACTCTCGTCCAGATAGCCGGGGCTGTCTTGAAGTCCGTTCGGGTAGCGAATCTGTTGCGCTCGATAGCCGGTCAGGATGTCGGCAACAATCCACGCAGGGTTGCGACTGTCTGTCGGTCCGTACCACTCGCTCCCGTTGTGACCCCGGAGCTTTGACGTCACGACCCCGGTGATCTGATTCAGGTTGCCTTGTACATTCTCCGAAGCCTCGAGACGGATCTCGCTCATCGTGTGCTTGCGCTTCAGATTCAATACCGACCGGCGACCGTCCTCGATGTCTGTGAACGGGTAACCTCGTGAAGCAATGCGCGTCCAGTACGCCGAATTGAAGTATTGGTTTTTGTCGTCGCTGTTTTCAGTGTCGCCTATTCTCTCGACCTTGATTTCATACTCGCCCTGTTCCGGAAACTGAATGACGATCGACGCTTTGGCTGGCTTGGTCTCGTCACCGTACAGGCTGAACCGCGCCCCGAAGTATTCGGGATTGATGCCGGGATAGTTGATGTTCGGGAAGCCAGCATATCGAGGCATGAACCTCGAGCCAGTAGCGCGACCCGGCGCTCCGGTCGAATTCTTCAGCGTCCAGTATTCGGTAATGATCTCGCCTGAGAAACCGGGCGTTCTGCTACTTGTTTGGAATGTGCCTGCGTAGTTCCTGAAGTTTGCGGTGTCGCTGGGTACTGTCGATCCCCGGACCCAAACCGAGAACCCCAAGACATTCCAAGTCGAGGAGTCGCCCGGTATATACCCGAACGAAGAAAAGCCGGTGACCATGACATACGTCTCGTTCCCCGACGTCTGGTCGTAAAGGTTTGTGTCGTCCTCCCCCGGACCGCCGTCGCCAGTGTCAACGCTCTCACCCGCGACAACGAAGTTCGGTGACACATAAGCGGTGTCCGGAAACTGAACTCCGTTCGGCGGCGGTGCGTCGACGAAGTTCTGAAGATTGGTCGCGATCAGGAACTGAAGACTCTCGTTGTCCGCTACCACTGGCGCTCGATAGGTGAACTGCCAGAGACGATTCGCGGTGATCTCGTTTTCGCTGATGAGTTCGAACTGGTCGGTCGCATCAGTAGAGTTCGACGCTCGAATGAAACTCAAGTCGGTGCGGCTTACCTGATACACCTCCTTGTCGAACGCAAGGGAGAACGTGAACGTCTCACCGGACTGCACCGTCGACGGTACGTTGATCGTGATCGACGGGTTGCCCTCCGGGTTCGGATTGTTGGGGTCGACCGATCCCTGACCGAACCAGATGTGTGCGTCGCCTGCGTACCCCTCAGTCCCGGTCGGCCAGTTGAGCCACTCACTATCACCGCGCTTCCGATAGGTACCCTCGAAGGTAACGCCGAGACGCTGGAGGTCACCGTTCTTGTCGTAGTACGCGATCCCCTGCGGGAAGCTCAGCTCAACGACTGCCGAGTACGCTGTCGGCACTGTCGTCGCAACACCGACATCACCGTCAGAGCTGAGACCGACGCTCAGCTCCTGAGAGTTGAGCGGGTACTGAAGCAACTGAAGCGGCACCGGAGCGAGACCCGCCGCCGGGTTGTTCTCGTCCGCATAGGCTGGCGTGTTCTCGTGAGAGATGATGGTGCCGTTGAAGTATGCGATCTGCGTATCACCCGCTCGTATATCCGAGACGCGGTTCGCACCGAGACCCCAATCGACAAGCGTCGTGAACACGGTTGAGTCACCGGCTGAAAATACCTCTGGTTGACTCGCGAGGTTGCCGACCATCTTCATTCGGCCATACACGACGGGGACCACCTGATACGGTCTCGCCTGATTCGACTGACCCGTTATGAAGTACGACTCACCGGAATCGAATCCAGAGTTCGGAAGGTTGATCGAGGGAGGTGGCACGACAGCATTCAGAATCAACGTGCCGACCGTCGTCAGTACCGCCGTCGTTGTGAGTACCGCCGCACTCGTGGCCGCAGTCGATAGCGTAGTGCCGAACGTGGTGTTGATGAAGCCAACAAGTTGAGGAGCAAAGACGACAGCCGCAACCGCAATCGCAATCGTCGCGATGAGTCTGAATATCTCCTTGCCGCCATCACCGCCTGCCGGTCGAACCAAGATCGAGACCACATCATTCGAACGGGGGATGAAGTTCTCCCACTGATCCCGCTCGAGCATCGTGCCGTTGACCTTGATCTGCATGTACTGCCACATCGTTGGCGCACAATTTGCGTGACCCAATATCTCGGCAATGGTCAGACCGTGACCGATCTCGAAGTGCATCGGCTCCGGTACTGCCGGAGTTGGAATCACTGCACCCATCGGTAAACCTCTCGAAGTCGTCGCGCCCATGACACGGAACTCAATCTCTCGAGACAGCTCTCGGTGTTCTGGAATGCGTGAAGGAAGTCATCGCCCTCGAGCATGATCCCGACGTGAATTGGTTGACCCAGAATATTGAAGACCAAGACGTCGCCGTACTTCGGCTCGTCCTCTACCTTCAACCACTGGACCTTGTTTTCGTTTATGGCATCGGCAACCGATCCATGATCCTCGGCGCTCGTGTACGCCCAGAGATAGTCCGGAACCTCGACGTCGAGTTGCTCTTTGTGCCAGAGCTGTACCAATCCCCAACAGTCACAGCCATCACGGTCGCGACCTCGGTTGAGATATGGGATGCCGACGTAACTCATTGAAGCGCGAAGAACAGACCGGGAAACTCATTCTGCGAGTACATCGCCTGAAGAGTCTTCCGCGCTCCGAATTGGGAGCTGACCAATGTGAAGCTGACCGTGACTGCATCGTACTCAGCCGCGCCGACCTGCATGAAGTCGATCACCTTCTCGACCTGATCCATGTCACGAGTCGACACGATCTCGAACTTCACAAGCGGCGGCTCTTGAGTCTGCCGCACCAAGTCCATGAACTCCGGCGACAGGTTGTATGTGTTCAGCTTGAGAGCCTTTGGCTTGCCGCCATCCTCCGGGGGGAGAACAACATCAAACGGAAACGGCTCATACACGCGCCCCCGAGATATGACTGCCTCGTTGTTGTTCACCAGATACAGCGTCTCCGACAACTGCGGAGAAGTAATCGTCAGCAGAAAGAAGATAGCCTCTTCGGAGTGATCCGAGTGAAGCGTGTTCTCGAACTCGACAGTCGTCACCAGTTTGAGCCTTGAAACATCTGAACTGACGCTTCGAAATGATTGGCGTCGGGCCAAGTGATAGTCGGCGGAGTCGTCCAGAGGAACAGCTCTGTCGAGCCGTATGGCGTCTGACAGAATGTCGGGATCGTCCCCTGCGCCTGATCCCTGTTGAACCAGAACATGAAGAGCTGGTACTTGTCAGCCGTGAGCTTGACGGTGACTTGCACCGTTCGATTGATTCCGGTGAACCGACGCCGGGTCCGCACGTTGCCCTTGTCCATTGTGTTGCGAACCACGTTGTCCGATTGCGTTTCATTCCACGTCGACCAGCAACCGTCGAGACCCTCCGGGGGGAGTGTTGTTGTTCCGTCGTATGCCATCAGTACCCGAGCCTCCTCGCGCCGAATGTGGACGACATCACTTTGTCGAAGTCACCCCCAGCGAATCCGTTTCTCACAGTGTTCTTGATGAGGACATCGATCTCGATGCCGCCGTTCGAGTCTTGTCGCTCGGTGACCGAGACGTCGTCGTTGCCGTAGTTATTCACGTTCACCGTGACGGGTGATGTGTTGCCACTGCTCGCTGACTGGTTTGAAACGAGACGACCAACAGTCATCGCAGTCGCCTGCTCTCCTGCTCTCGTCATCCCGCCCTGACCCTGCGCGATCGATGCGGTCACAGTCTCTGGAAGTTCAACCCCCGCCGCTTTCGGGAACAGGTTCCCGGATACAGCGGTGAAGAACTGCGTGAAGATTTCGTTGAGTACGATCTTCGCGATTGTCTTGAGTACCGACTTCGCAAAGTCATCGAACGCAAGCTCGCCCTCGGCTAGACCGTCAACGAGTTCGGTTGTGAAGTCACTGATGAAACCATCCGCCGCGTCCTGAATCTTTTCAAGCGCCTCTTGCGCGACCCCGGCATAGTTCTCGATCGGCTCGGGATCTGGGGTGAATCCCTCGAGCGCCGCAATCTGCTTTTCAATCTGTGCTATCAACGCCGGGTCGGTGACCAGCTTGAGCGCGGCATACATAATGCCGAGCTGTTCAGCCGTGTCATTGGCTTCAGCGTTCAAGCCTTCAACGAACTTGTTCACTTTCGCTTCGAACTGACCGACAGGGTCGAGCGCGTAGTACGCCTCCTCAGTTACTCTCGCAATCGCCGCCGCCATCTCAGTCGGCCCGATAGCGCCTGCAAGCGTCGCCTCTTGAATCCGTAGAATTCTCTGTTCGTATTCATAAAACGGATCTTTCGCCATCTCGATTTCTTTGACGACATCGGCGAACTTTTTCAGACTAGCGTCTTGATCGATCTTCGGCGTGATGACTGTGTTGTTCACCGTATCGGCGAAGTCACCGTATTCCATCCGCAAGTCATAGTAAGTTTGCGACCACTTCGTGATCAGCTCTATCGCATTAGCAATTCCATCTTCATCGCCAGCTTCTTGAGCGGCGCGGAGCTTGTCTTCGAATTGCTCAATACGCGACAGAGCCAAAGCCATCTGACCTTCACCATCAAGCGCACCAAACAGGTCCAATACAGACGCCGTGAATCTGATGACTGCCGTGTTCACCTTTGTGCTGACAATCTTTTCTAGCCTGTCCATCTCATCAGTGAGATTCGCCGCCGCTTTGACGGTGCCTTCTCCCATGATGATTCCGGCGCGTCTTGCTTCTGCCGCGAACTCTTTCATCGCCGCCGAACCGTTGCCGATCAGGTTGACGAGCGCGGCACCCTCTGAGTCGAACGCTTTAAACGCCAGCCGCAGTTTCTCTTGTTGGGTTGTTGCCCTGCCAACCGCTTCGGCGTATTGCTCGAGGAGTTCGACCGTTGACTTGTTCGTGCCGTCAGCATTCTTGAAAACGATGCCAAGCTCTTGAGTCGTCTTTAAAAGTTCGCCGGTACCCTTCGCCGCTTCGCCCATTCTCCGAGCGAAACGCTGAATACCCATGTCGAGCTGACGAACATCGACGCCGCTTTGTGAAGCCGCGAATCGCAACTCCTGAAGCTCTTCAGCACTGACCCCGACTTTTTGCGAGACCTTATCGATTGAGTCACCAAATGCGATCGCCTCTTTGGTGAGGTTGGTGACAGCCTGAATACTGAAAGCGCCAGCCAGAGCGCCGAGACTGATACCCAACTTCCCGAGCGTCGCGTTGAGCTTGTCCAGCCCCTTGCTCGAGCGTTTGGTGTTCTTGTCCATCCGCTTGAGCTGGCCGTCCATCCTCTTGACGCCAGCCTCGAACGCCGCAGTCTGAAGCTCGAGCTGGACCGATAACTTCGCGAGATCCTTATCTGCTGTCGCCATTTATTTGACCCTCCCTCTCCGGAACCCGTACTTCGACTGATCTGACTTGCTCTTCGCGTACACCTTGGTCGCCTCGGTATAGAGCGCCTTCGTTGTTCCTTTCACGATGTACTTCGTGATCCGTCTGCGGTGCCGGTTGTATGTCTTCTCGAAGAACGGGTGATATGCCTTGCCTCTCGCGTGATCGACTTCCAGAGTCCGGTAATACCAGAGACCCCTCGTCTCTCCCTTCGCTTTGCGGAGACCGACGAAGACAGACGGGTTCTTCCACTTGCCGTATGACTTCAGCCCGATGCTCTTCTTCAGTTTCGAGGGATTGCTTCTCTTCGGAGCCGCTCGCCACAATTGCTTTCGCAACTCAAGACCAGCCTGTCGGAGTCCGGTCTTCGCCGCCGCCTTCGAGACGGTAGGACCGAACGCCTTCATCTGCTTCGAAAGGAAGTCAGCGCCGACAAGCTTCATTGATGAGCCTGTCTTCACGTCAGCCTCGACACGATTTCCGCTGGCGACATGGCAGTCATGTCACCCTTCTTCTTCCTCTCCTCTTTGTCGCGAGCTTCCGCTTGCTTGTTGAGGTGAGTGATCCAGCCGAAGTATTCGGTCACCGGCATCTGTTTGATTTCCCAGACACACTTGTGCAACCGTTCCGCCAGATGGAAAAGGTTCTCTTCAACTGGCGTCATCATCACTGCCCATACCGCAGACATCGAGCGCGTGTGGCGCAAAGTCATTCAGCTTCGAGATGCCGATCTGATTACCGACCGGCTCCCCGTTCAGGAACACTGTCAGCTTCAGGATGTCGACTTGCGCTTCGAAGCGTTTGTCGTCGTCCTGTAACTTCCCGAGAACAGGGAGCATCGACTCAACTGTCGGCTCCCTGAACTCGTACTCCGTGTCCTCGATGATTACCTTCTTTGTCTTTAACATGAGTACCCTCCGTCTCGGGTATGTGGTTGATGATTAGGCGCAAGGTCCGAATGCGTGGCGTGTTGCACTGCCCTTCACGAACTCGATCGAATATTGCACAGCGCCGTCGATAGGAAGTTCCCAGCTCATGCCAAGAGCAGTGACCGGCATGATGAGATAGCCGCCAGCTTCGCCAAGGTCGATCCGGAGATAACGCTGGTCCTTGAATTGGTATGCTTCGTACAGCGCGATGTAATCCTCGTCACAGGTATCTACATAACCGACGAGTGTTGCTGTCCCGCTGTCCACCACGGAACTCGCAATCGTGGCCGTCGGATCACAGAACGTCGGCACCCCGGTCGTTCCCGGTGTGTTCGAGTTATCAGTGAACTCAGACGGACAGAGCTTGGTCATTGCGTCCGCTTTGTAGTGCGCGAAGTTTCCTGCCTTGGAAGCTACGGTCTCTCTGGTGCTGTCACAGCCGAGAAGCTTGAAGCCAGAGTTCGACCAGTCGTCCACGATCTGAACATTGTCGACCGAACCCCAATTGGTGTTAGAGCAGACAACGATGTCGCCGTCGGCTCCGCCTGATGTTGTTGCCGTGATCGACGTCGGCTTCCCTTGAGCTGGTGCCGCCCCCATTGTCCCGGTCGTTGGTGTCCCGGTCGTCAGCCAGAAGGTGACGGTATCTGTTGAATGTGCTGTCATGATTGTCTCTCCGAGAAGGTGTATTCAATGATGTATTCGATTTGATAACCGGAGTTCACGTTGCCGCTTGAAAACTCTTGGACGCCACTCGCTCCGGTAATCGTCAACTGACCAGTCGCATCGCGAAAGCTCAGAAGTGTTTTGATATCCAGCTCGACAATCGCGAGAAGTGTGCCGTCACCCACACCCGCCATTCCGTTGAATATGAGGGACACTTCCCCCTCTTCTTCCCACGACCCTTCGCAAAAGGTTTTCTTCTCACGAAGCGTCACATCGAACGAAGCCGTGACCCATGTCTCTTCGGATGGGTTCTGCTCGAGATTGATCGTGTCGTAGTACGGCGTCTGAATCTGCGCGTCCTGAAGCCACGATCGAAATGTAGTTCTGACATATTGCGAACTCATCTCACTTCCCTTTGATCACACAGCGCCACCCAACGAGCAGATCGTTGAGGTACACCGGGAATACTTCGTTGATCGTGTACCGCTCTGATGCAACGAGAACTCGATCCATTTTCTTCACGACCGGAACATCACGCTCACGAACGGTCACGACTTTCACGCCGACCCCATACGCCGCGATCAGCTCTTCACTGTTGCTTGTCTTGAAGCCGACAATGCAACTGACCGAGTCGCCGGACATACTCTCGACAACAGCCGGGACACCCAGCGTCTCGATCGTTGCCTCGTACTTCGCCCGGATGTCAGATCGATTGTTCAGCATTCCCACAACCTGTAGAGATTGAGAACGATTTGATCTTGCTGAGAGATCGGACCGAAGTTCGTACCGAGTCCGATGTCAGTCGACCAGCTCGTGCCAGCGTTGTATGAAATGGTTCCGACGTCGGGGATTGTGATCCGCGATACCTTGTCCGCCGTCTCGCCCCCGGTGCTGATCTGCCACTGGTTCTTGATTGCGTTCATCAGGACTTGCAGGAGATCCGCAGGCCACTCGTCCGCCTTATAGCCGCCGGAGTATTGGAGCTGATGGAAGTTCTTGTGCTGGTAATTAGGGAACCAGATCACGCCGCGCTCGTTGTCGACGAGGTACTCGTTCTTCACGCTGTCGATGTACACCGACCCGCTCACCGGCCAGAGATGCAACTGCCATCCGTTACCCTTCTGCGGCAACTTCAGCTCTTGATGATTGTCACGCCACTCGAAGAGACGGTTGCAGTACCGCTCGACGAAAGCCATCGTCACCTTCATCGCCGCAATGATCTGGTCGTCGTAATCGGGGACGTTGATCTCGAGCCAGTCCTTGATTGAATCCAGATCCCAGCCCGGACCCGTCGAGATGTCTTGGCACCCGACATCACGCCAAACGCCGTGAACACTAGAACCCGGAGGAAGCGTGACGTATTCCCACGTCCGACCGCCCTCACTGTGAAGGTCGCCTTGCTCCGGACCCTCCGGCCAGTGAATCTCTCTAAGCTGTGCCATCGGGTTCGCCCTCGTAATATTTGTAATCAGTCGCGGTTCCCAGAACCTCAAACGCAGATTCAGAATCCGTCACGCATAGTTGCTCGTCTGCGTTGTGATAAAGCCGCTTGATGTCGCACGTCTGCTCATCGATCAAGAACCACGCCTGATATCCGTCGTTCATGACAACCCGCTCACCGCTCTCACTGCCGTCTTCCTCTGTGACGGTCTTCCATTCCTCGGTAACCAGCATTCCCTTCACAACACTCAACGCGTCCTCGAGCGTCTTGGCATCGATCCGCGTGGCGATCGGCAAAGAGATCATTCGTCTTCCGATAACAATGAAACTCATCAAACCCCCCTGATCCGGACTTCTGCGAACTGCGTCAGATACTTCTTCCCATAGGTCGCCTGCCCATCACTTGAAGGCACATGGTCGGGGCCATAAAGAAGTTGGTAGTGAGCGACCGTGATGTACTGCTTCCCGACCGGGACGTTCAGAGCCGCACTGACGGGCCTGTCGCTAAAGGTGCCGTAATATTGAATGCTCCAAAGGACATCGAGCGCACCGGAGAGAAATCCGGTACTCGCCGCGATGACACTGATCTGTCCGGGCGCGCCTTTGTCGTTAGCACTGCCGAAGCCCTTGATCTTTCCGTCGAGTGCGAACCGAGTGTGGCCGCTTGAGTATCCGTGATAATGGCACTCGCTCCACTGATCAGGATCTGACTGTCGAGACGCTCCGAGACGAAGATAGTTCACACCGCAATCGCACTCGAGATTTCCGGGGTTCATGTAGTAAGCGCAATTCGCGACCCCGGTGTTGTAGTTCTTCGCGTTCCACGAAGAATTCAAATTCCGGTGACAACTGACGCAAGTGCCACGCAACGCCAACATGCTGACATTGCCACTGGTGGTCGCGGCGGTTCTGTCTCTGATCGAGGCTTGTGTGAGATAGCCGTTGCCGTACATCGTGCTGACACCGCAATCGGTGAGCAACTCTCTGAACTTGATGTTTCCTGACCGGGGGATCATTGCTTCAGATCCTCAAGCTCGGATCGAAGCGCGTTGCACTCACTGATGAGATACGCGATCAGACCGTTGTACGCGACAGCCTTGAAACCCTTGTCGTCTTCGAACACGAGATGACCAAGACCCGCCGCTTCCAGCTCCTGCGCGATAACGCCTGCCGCCTTGTGTCCGGTTTCTTTCCAGTCCCATTCCCGCGCCTCGATGCCAGCCAGCATCCCCGGCGGCGCTCGCCTGATGTTTGTCTTGAGACGCACGTCACTCGACGCGACAAAGTCTGTCGCTGTGAGTGTCCCTGCGATGGTTGAGTTGCCTGACAACGGAACAAAGTTACCGCCGCCGCCTTGCCCCTTCAGCTCATACTTGCCGTCGCTCTCTGCCTTGGTGTAGGACGCGCCGACAGCCGCATAGTTGTGAGTGTGACTCGATGCGGCGTATTCGCTGTGAGTGTGGCCCGATGACGCGTAGCTTCCTTTCGGTTGCCACTTGTTATCGGACTCGGCTTTCGTATACGACGCGCCGACCAGCGCATAGTTGCCAGCCGGTTGATAGCTTCCCTTCGGTTGCCACTTGCTGTCGCTCTCAGCCTTCGTGTATGACGCGCCGACGAGAGCATAGTTGCCGTCGGGCGCGTAGTTGCCAGCGGGTTGATATGCCGCGTCCGATTCCGACTTCGTGTAGGACGCGCCGATCACCGCGTACTTCGCGTCTGATTCTGCCTTCGTGTATGACACACCGTTGAGAGAGTAGTCGCCGATCAGTTGATACTTACCATCCGACTCGACCTTCGTGTATGACGCACCGTTGAGAGCGTAGTCACCCTGCAACTGATACTTCGCGTCTGACTCCGCCTTGGTGTATGAGTCCGGGACTTGAATCGGAAGATTGGTCAGAGCGGAACCGTCACCAACAAACGAGCCAGCAATGACCGCGCCAGTTGTCTCGATCCCGGTGTATCTCACCTCGGTCACGTCGTCCCAGCCCATCGAGTTCGACTTGAACATCGCGCCGCCTGCGACGTGAATCGCAAACTCCGCCGGGACGATATTGTCCTCGGCTTTCTTCAAGAGATGATCGTCGTCTATCTCGAACGCAGGCATCTCAATCTGAACCCACTTCGCCCCATCCCATACCCAGCCGTCATATTCATCGTCGACGCTTGGGTTGCTTGGGAACCCGATCAATGCTGGCTCACTCATTGTGATTCACCTCAGATAGTAGCTTTGAGATCACAGCGTCGATCCCGTCAATCACCGCTGACCGGAGACCCTCGACCGTATCCTCTTCGGTGATGGCTTCCTTCAGCGTGGCGAACGCCGCGACCATCGTGCTTGCCGGAACCGCTCCAACATCTGATGCGCTGACGACTACGGAACCGACTCT